GATTTTGATTTTGGATTTTGATTTGGATTTGGATTTTTAAATATGAATGGTACTCAGCATAACAAATATTTGTGTTGTTATCCAAAAGAATATTTTGAGTGTGGAAATCCAACATGATAAATGTGAATTCAAAATAAAATCCACGAAATGGTGAATAACAAACTTGTTCATTTTAACATTTCCAACGTTTGCCACAGTTCAGACATGTTACATAAGTGGTCATAGGTTCATCAGCACTTCTTGTTTGGAGTTGATAATATGTACATTTTTTTTCTTTACATCTTCCACATTGAAACATATCAGTTGCTGTTTCTGTTCTGGTTTCATACAACATTTTATCTCTTTTATTTTTTTCATCCAACAATTCTTTCCAATTTTCCGGAAAAGTATGTTGTGGTTTCATGAAAGCTAACTGATTTGCTTCAAATTCATTATTTTTTAGTCTGGAAAGTAATCTTTTATTTCCAATATAATTATTTTCTTTCAAATTACTGAACAAAGACATACCTTTGTGAATATAAATGTCTTTAAATTTTTTATTTGTCCATCTTTTTATAATATTTTTTTTTTCAGCTTGATTTATACTGAAGTTATAAATGCCATTTTCAATATTTTTTGAAATTTTTTCATCATTGACAATGGCTTGAAATTTATTTGACATGTATTTTCTAATCGACATTTATATTTAATTGATAAAGTATTGTTGATTCAAATTTAAATATTTTTATAAATTTGAAAAATGATTTAAAAAATAAATTTTTCAAATAAACAATGGTTGAAATAATTGATTACTCTTTTGATTTTATATCAAATTTAAATAAAAAATTTAATAAAAATAATATTTTAAAATTAGAAGAATCAAAATATTTTAAATTGTTCAATGAGATTAGAACTAACAATAAATTTTGTCCCAAATTTACAAAAAAATTTAATTACACAAATTGGAAAAAATATGTGAGTAAAGAAGAAGAAGGCAAAAAAAATGAACAAGATATTTTGCTTGAAAAAATAAGGTCAATATTAAATAAATTAACAATTAAAAATATTGATGATCTAAAAATTAAAATAGTGAAACATATTTCACAAAATAACATTCTTTTAAACAAAACAATAGAATATTTATTTGAGATGGCAATTGTACAACGTATTTATTGTAATGTTTATTCCAAATTGTGTGTTTTTCTAAATGAGAAATATGGACAGAAAATAATAAAACAATATCTGTTAAATAGATGTAAAAAAAGTTTTGGTAATCAGTTTCAAATCAAAGATGTTGACCCCAAAACTGACTATGATCAATTTTGTATCAACATGAAAGAAAAACAGAAATTTATAGGAATATTTCATTTAGTGGGCGAATTGTACAATGAATATCTTATAGATAATACAATAATTTGGAATTATTTAAGATTATTGTTCAAGAATTTTGATTCTGATCTGAGCGAAATTACCAGATCAAAATATGTTGAATGTTTAAAGGATTTGATTTTTAAGATTGGGAAAAAATACAAAAAATCAGATTTTAACAAATTTTCTGATGTTATGGTCAAAATAAAAATATACTCAAAATCAGATAAATTCAAACATAGAGAAAAATTTATGTTTATTGATATAATTGAAATTAATGATAGTCAGTGGACTTCTAAATGGACCAAAAAGCTTTGAAAAAAATCATATAATTTATTTTATGGACTTAAATAATTTAATAAAAACCATATTTCTGTTTGATTTGAAGATTATATATTATTGATTTTTTATTCCAATGTTTGTCTGGCAAGTTTTTTAACTTTTTTTTTGTATTTTTCAAAATTATTTCTGTACATTACACTCGCATCCAAATTAGCAGGTGAGTCTAGATTAGGATTCGACAATAATGATATCACACTCAGTACAATACTTTCAATTGATAAAACAGGTCTCCATCTTTCTTCTATTAATTCATATTCATACTTATCTTTGATTGGTTTGTGTAATATGGATAAACACACTTTTCCATCATTATAAATATTTGGATGAAACATTTTATTTCTAAAAACAAAAGAAGGTGGAACAGATGGGTAATTCTCTGGAAAATTTATATTGGCACTAAAATAACCTTCTTCATAAGAAGTTTCTATTGGACCTTGAAAAAATACATTCCAATTATAAATATTAGAATCACTCAATGAAATATCAAATTCATCCATAGGATTTTTTTTTAATCTCTTGAATTCTTTTAAAAGCAGCAATTTAGATGATTTCATAATTAGTATCGTTGGCATAAATTTTAAGTCAAATTTCAAATATATTCCACAAAATGCAAAAATATTTAAAATATTTGGACAAATTCAATCAAATGAAATATTATTTGAAAGATTTAAAAATCAAATTAAAAAAACAATATGTTATGAGATATTGTTTCACACAATGTAAAAATAAATATAATTTTTGGATCAAATGTAAAAATCCAAGAATAATAAATATTTTGCAAAATCAATGTGATTATTCCAATTGTTCATTTTCAAAAGCTAAAAAAATTCTGTTTAAATGTACAAAAAAACATCTGAACAAAATATTAAACAACAAATTCAACAAATTCAGAAAAGTTTACATCAAATTTAATAAAAAAAGAAATAAACATGAAAAATGGAAAAAATCTCAAAAAAAATCCAAAATTATTCCAAACCCTGGAATTTCATTCAAAATCAACAAAAAAAAATATACCAGGAAAAAAAAAATGTATATTAGGAAAAAAACAAAACTGTTTAATGATTTTTCATTAAAAGTAGTAACAATAGCTCCAGCAAGTGTTTTAGCAATATAACTATATATCTTTTGGTGTTATCACTGTGTATTCATTTTTAATAAGTAATTTGTTTGTTTCTTTTTCTGATTCATAAATGGATTCATCATAATTATTGATTTTTTCCAAATATCGTTTTTCAGTTAAATCTGTAAAAATGTATTTTGTTGGTTTGCTATTTATTATGTAATCAGCACTTGTAACAATGTGTTTAATGTATGTGTCATAATATTTGTCCATTCTATATGAAATATCATGACAAATTAAATTAAATATTTAAAGGTAAATCAGTTGAGCATTTAAAGAACAATATTCAATGTTAAAAGTTACAAACAAACAAGATTTGCTAATGGTCAAATTAACAAAATTTTTTTTTATCAAATCTAATTTAAATAAAATGTTATCTGTAATAAAAGGAAAATCTAAAATTTCATTAAGAATAATAGATTGGTTTGTAACAAATTATTCCAAAAAAAAAAATATATCATTTATCATAAATGTTGATAAAACATACCAAAAGAGATGGGAAGTATATATAAATTATAAAAAACAATTAAAAGCTTATTCAAAAAAACAATTCGACCCATTTTGTAGAAGAGAACGTATAAATTTTTATTTTAATAAAAGTGAAAGTATGGTCACAACAGTTGGACAATTAAATTTTTTTAGATGGGCCATCAAAAATGATATTATTGATTATATCGAAGATAATTTAGAAAACATAGAAACAGACATGAACAAATCTCTGAGAAATTTCAAAAGAGACAAAAATAAAAAAAGACATGAATTATCTGTTTCTGCCACAAAAAAACTAAATAAACATCATGTAAAAATTATTGTTAAATTTGAGTAACCAAAATAACTATAAATAATTTTTAATTTCTATTGGTAAATTAAATATTTTTTGGATAATTCCACAAATATATCGTTCTTTAATTCTATTTTTTAATTTTAACATTATTTTTATTTCTTTAATTAAATCTTTAATTCTAGTAACACTTGTCCATTTATTACCACAAATCAAAGATTTACAACACAAACATTCTGTGGATTTGTATAATTTTCTCACCTCATTCTTATCATATTGAGTGGCTAAAAATTCTAAATAAAACATGTTTCCTATGTAAATTTTGGGAGTTTTAAACCGATGAAGATTTAAAACGCCGTTTTTTATAATCTTCCAATATAATAAAATGCCTAAACATCACACAGAAGATTATAAATTATCCGCTACTAAATATTATTTAAAAAATAAAACAACATATAAAAAGGTTTGTGATATTTTTGAATGTAGTGAAAGAAGTTTAAAAAGGTGGATTAAGCGTTATCAAGATGATAAAACTATAAAACGATATAATAGAAAACAAGTTTCTTATAAAATTACAAAAGAACAAGTTAAATACGCTCTTAAATTACTAAAACAAAACGAACAAATTACTATGTTTGAATTAGTTAAACTAATCAAGAAAAAATATAATGAATTTGATATTACACCACAACATTTAGGTAAAGTTTTAAGAGATAATAATAAAACTAGAAAAAGAACGCGACATGAATATTTTCCTAAAACTAAATATAAAAAACCTATTGATAAAAGGAAAGAACTAAAAAAGTTTTATGAAGAAGTTAATAAATATAATTAGTTTAGATGAAACGTCTATTAGTCCTGCTATGATTGCTGAATATAGCAGATGTGAATCTGGTAAAAGATGTGTTGTTAAAACAGATGATAATTTCTTTTTTCGTAAATTTACTTTATTAGTTGCTATCAAAAATACTAAATGTATTGGCTGGATTTTGTATGAAAAAGGCGGTATGACAAAAGAACAATTAGTCGAGTTTATGACGCCTTTTATATTAATAAATTGTAGAAAAAAGTTCGACCCAAAAAAAATATATTCAAATAGATATGAAAATTACTCAAAATAATAAATCAATAAATTCAAGTTTTAGACTATCAACACTATCAAACCACGAAATTTATCTGATCAATTTAGAAATTAATAATAAAAAATACAAACAAACAAAATATTGTTATTAATCATCAAAAGAAAAAAATAAATTTGTGGAATTATCGAAAATGTGTCTAATATTTCAATCACAGGTATGATATGAATCTGTTCATTTCATTTCGAAAATATTCATGAAATTTGTTTAAATAATGAATATTATGAGTTCTTAAATCCATAATGATCGGAAATGTATTTGTCTTGATGATTGTAAATGAATTTTTAAATCCATTGTTTAAATTCAAGCCAAA